GGGAAGTGCTGCATAAGGTGACGAATCGGATCGTCAATGAGGTGAAGGGCGTGAATCGCGTAGTGTATGATTGTACGAGTAAGCCGCCGGGGACGATTGAGTTCGAATAATTAGCAAATCCCGAGAAGCCTTGTAAATACTGGGCTCCCGGGATTTTTTATGCCTCCGTGATGTTAACGTGATGTTAAAACTTCTATTTTCCAGATATTCCGTATATTCTTTCGTACTTCGGAATGGTGGTTTTGACGATAAAAACATCAAGATCTTTCAGGCTGCCATTCTGAAGCTCGCATGATGAAATAGCATCTGAGAACATGGCCAGAAGAAAATCACGAAGATCTTCCGCTGGCTTAAATGTGGATATAATCTTGACAATCGTGTCTCCGAAAGCGATCCAGTCAAGGTATGTTTCGAGCTTATATCCATAGATCGAGTCCCTTGCTATATCAACACCGTATTTCTGAAAGATGGACCGATTATTTTTTCGGATATGTTCGTTTCCGTGCGCTTCAGCCGCAGCCAGTATTCCCAGGCTTACAGATCCCAATGGGGATCCGGGAACAGGGGTGGCATGCTGCGCCTCTGGTACAAAGAATTCGTCTTCTCTATCCTCTTCCTCTTTCTGCATTAGCAACTCAATATCCTTTGCCAGTTCTTTGTCTGATCCGGGATAAAGGTGGGAATAGGTATCCCATGTCGTTTTGATGGACTCATGGCCGAGCCGGCGGGAGATCTCCTCGATTGGTTTCCCCATGTTAATGAGCATCGCAACGTGGCTGTGCCTTAAATCGTGAACACGGATATCTACATCTCCTGATCGCTTGATCATCCGCTTGAACTCGCTGTACAGTCCGCCCTTCTTAAAATAGAAGATTCGTTCATCCGGATTAAGCTGCATACTGTCAATAAAGTCGAGAACTTCTTTGTGGAGTGTTCCGGGAACAGTAACCCTTCGGATGCTCCGCTTTGTCTTTGGCGTCAGAAAATATTCTACACCATCTACAACGGCATAGTTCTTATTGATGTCGATGACAGGATCTTCCCGCGGCACATCTTCCGGGGTGATGGCCAGCACCTCCCCCTCTCTTACGCCAGTATAGAAGAGTATCTTAAAGGCGATGCGATACGCCGGCTTTTGCTCAAACTGCAGGGCGTGCTCGAACTGATCCTGCGTCCAGAAATTCATTTCCGATGCGCGGCTCTCCCCGATGCTCCCGGCTACATAACAGGGATTTATCCTTAGACGATAGTATTTTACTGCATAATTAAATATAGACGAGAGCTGCGAATTGATTGAATGCAGATATGTTTCGGCATAGGGCTTGCCGTCTTCGTCTCTGTAATCTATGAGTGAATTTTGCCAGCGCCGGACCAGATCTGCATCTATGTCGCATATCTGCATAGCTCCAAAGAAAGGAATCAGCTTTGACTCTATGATGTATCTCTTGCTTTTGAGAGTAGTAAGTTTCAAACGGCTATCCATATCCTCGAGATAGTTTTTTGCAAGAGAAGAGAACAGTATTGTGGGCTCCTTGGAAAATCGGTCCAAAAAGCTCTGTTCGTATTCTCTGGCGGCGCCTTTGGTGTCGAAGCCCCTTTTGCACTTATGTTTTTTCTCACCGAGCCAGTCGGTGTAGTAAAAATTTGCATACCAATGCGTCTTCCCGTCCGCTGTCTGATATTTGTATGCGGGCATAATTAATCTCCTTGTCGCATAAGATTTGACAAATGGGACTCTACCGGATATAATGTACTTAACAAGGGAACCGTTGGTCAGTGTACACCTGACCGCCGGGAAAATAAGTTCTATAAAAATAGCGCCTTACTTTACCAGAGCAGGGGCGCTATTTTTTGTGCTTCATTATCGTTACGACAAGGGTAATTACAGCACAAAGCATGATGACAAAAGTAAACAAGTCACTGTATGTAACCATAAGCACCAGCCTCCTTCCTTTCGTCCGGCGGCTGCATAGCACCTCAACGGTTCCCCGGTTAAGTACATTATATCGATGATCTTATTTGTCTTTTAAATTTTCTAAAGCGCCCATGAACAGCCGCTTTCCTCTTTTCGACATCCCTCTATAATAACGTATGATATCTTCCTCTTCTTCGGAGGATATCATTTCTGAATAAGGTACGGAGCCGATCAGGAAATCCATCGATGTATTTAATGCCTTTGCGATCTTGGCCAATATATCGATATTCGGAGTGACGGATCCGGCCAGAATTCCAGATAGTTCTTCCTGTGGGATGCCTGCGGTTTCGGAAAGCTGTTCGGGCGACAAGCCGCCCTGCGCCAAAAGTTCGGAGATTCTGACGTCGATGTAAGGCTTCATCGTCTCTGGATCCAGAGCTATCCATTGCGATTTAGATTTTCCCAGTAAGTAATCTGAAGGAACATGGAAAAATTCTGCTATCTTAATTAAAACCTGGGCTGACGGGTTTGTGTAGCCTCTTTCTATATTAGATATTACCTGACCAGAACATCCGGCATATTCACCGAGCTGCAACTGAGTGACGCCGATATCTGAACGAAGGCTTTTTATTTTTTCTCCGATATTACTCATACAAAGCTCCCTGTTTGGCTTCTAATTTTTTTAGAGCGTTACCATCCCACAGTACAACTCCAAGGCTATCGGCCAATTCGGTTGCTGATTTTGTAAATTTGTTATTGGTAAGTACGATGGCAACATGGCATTTATAAAAATTCTTTCCTGCAAAAGCTTCTTGTACAGCTTTATTTCCAACTGGTTTAGAGTAAAATTTGCATTGTATCCCATATTTAATTCCTTGGGAATAAGCTATTATGTCTATCCCCTGATCACCGCTTGAACTTGTCACTTCAACTTGCTCAAAATTATTTTTAGAAAGAAGAGAAGCGCAATATTCTTCAAATTCAGATCCACTTTCTGGAGAGTATGCAGAATCTGTGTAATTTTCCTGCATGAAAGTATAATATGTGGCTTCGGAATAGCCACATTTTCTGGAAGAGTATATTCCTAAAGTCCTTTTTATTCCTTGCACTATTTCTGTATATTCTTTAGCAGCAATGAGTCTGTCTTTCACTTCGGATGAAAGGCTATCTACGTTGGAAATTTTTGCAAAAAAGTTATTCCAAAAATCCTCCTGTTTATTAAAATCGTTTAGTGCATTTACATTCGAATCCGCTAAAAAATAATTTTCGTCAAATGATTCTACTGTATTCTCAAAACAGAAGGAAATAATTTGCTGATTTTTCTCATTTGCATCTGCTGAGTTCTCTGAAACGTGAGCCTCTTTATTTTCTGATATAAATTTCTGATAAAACAAGACATCTTCATTTTCGGAAACGTTCACAACACGTTCCTCATTTCTTTGTCTTTTAAAATTTACAACAACCGCATACACGATAAAGGCAATAACGGTAAGCAACGCGATGATTATCAATACCGAAATGACACCTCCTACTATTTCCAGTATTGGAGATAGTATTGCAATTAAGATAATGGCGGCGATTACTCCTGATAAACCAGATGGCCCATGTTCTTTTTTCATAACCTATTTTTTCCCCCTCCGGTACCACTCGAAGGGGATTATTTTGCTTCTTTTAATTCCCCTTCATATTCACGACTTAATCGTTTCAGATATCCTCTTAATTCCCCTTTAAATTCTAATTGAGCATCACGGGGAAGCTTATGGATTAGAGAAAGCCATTCAGCATCTTCTACTGTCAAAGAAGATTTTTCGTTCCCGGAAAGTAAATATTCACAAGAAACGCCCAAAAACTCACAAATTGGGATTATCATTTTAGCCGGAGGATCAGTCCCCCGATTTTTCCAGTTAGTCATAGTGCTGGTGCTTATACCCAATGCCCTGCACAAATCCGCTGCTTTTAGAGACTTTTCCTCTAATAGTGCTAAAATCCGCTGGATAATCATAAAGCTCCTTTCAAATCCCAAAATGTGAGTAAAAAGTATTGACAAACTCACAAATGGGGATTATTATTAAAACTGTAATAACCAAATGTTTAAAACACTTTTCAAAAAAAAGAGTGATGGCATCACTCAAGGTGTAATGCAAAATGAATAGTTACTGATCGGCTTCGGCCAGAAGAGCCTTGTTATTTTCTTCGATCATAACAGAAACGGCCCTGATGACAGCTTCGGCAGAGGCTTGAAAAATCGAAGCAGTATTTAATGGAACACCGCTTGCTTCAATATCGGTCAAGATTTCACGGTTGGCATCTGTAAACTCTGATAATCCGATACGCCGCAACTGTTCCGACCACGATGAGGTCTGATTATTCATAGCAGCTACTCCTTTCTGTGCTTATTAACGTATACCGTTATTCTAAAGCATGATTAAACAAATGTAAACAACAAATGTTTACAAGGACAACGGGAGGTGAAATTGTGAAACGAACTTTGCCGACATGGTGTAAAGAGGTCAAAAAGTCAATGATCGATGATGATCTGAACGTCACTGAACTCGCGGAGCGCGTAGGTTTAAGCAGAAATTATGTTTCCGGAGTGGTAAATGGGCGTGTATATGCGCCAGAGATTGCAAAGATAATCAGCAAAGATCGTAACATTACGGTGCCTTACACGGAAAACATCGTTTGATTATATTTTAGCTGATGAAGGAGGATAGATAAATGGGAAAACATGTTACGAAAGCCGCAGGGAATGTCTTCGCAGAAGCACGTTATCAGGCCGCGACGTTCAATGACCGCCTTTTTAGTAGAGAGGGGGCATCAGAAGAGCTCGGAATTGACCGGAGCAGGTTGGCCAGGATTGAGCTTGGCAGTAAAAATCCGTTTCCGGACGAAGTGCTGATGATGGCTGATATATACAATGCGCCGGAATTAAAGTCGTATTACTGCAAAAATATGTGCCCTCTTGGAAAGGACTTTCCGGACGTTAAGCTGGAGGCCCTGGACAGGATAAGCGTCAAGGCACTGTCTTCTTTCCGGAAGATTTCAGCAGCTAAAGAATTGCTCTTGGACATTACGGAGGACGGAGTGATAACGGAGAACGAAAAAGATGATCTCAACGAAATCATCAAGACATTGGATGAGGTGAGCAGGATCACGCAAAGCTTAAAAATATGGGCAGAGAAAAATCTGGAATAAAGGAGGTGCCCGCATGCCAAGTGGAGTTTTGAAAGAAATAACGGCGGAGGACAGATCTTACTATATGGCAAGCGACATAATGGCGCTGCTTGGGATAAGTAAATCCAAAGCATATGACGTAATCCGAACAATGAGAAAGGAGTGTATTGACGCAGGGAAGCTTACAAAAGCGTATCCGGCAGGACGCATTCCTAAGAAATATTTCGATGAATACTGCATGATCAACTGAGGAGGTGAATGAAGAAAATGTACGGGTACATTTGCCCCGACTGTGGTTGCCATCTTGATCCGGGAGAAAGATGTGACTGCAGGGAGGAAAGAGAACGAGAGAGAGAAAAGGTGACAAAGATCTCGAAGTTTCTGAAAGTGGAAACGAATGGTCAGATGAAGATTAAGTTTGAGGAGGTCGTATGAAATATTTAAGACTTTATGATTTGCGGAATGAAACGGTGACGATAATACCGTATCCAACGAAGCTTGTGGATGCAAATTCGGATCCACAGGATATTCAGTCAAGGAAAAAGAGGGCGAGAAGACGCATGATCCGGCGGGCGAAACGCGCGGCTTTTGTTATAGCAGAAGTTGCAACGTCGCTCGCATCAGGGCTTATCTTCCTGCATTTTGTTTCTGAAAAGTTAAGGGAAATCAGAGGCTACGATGCTATTGGGAGCGAGTATTTTGCGGCGGGGTTCATCGCATTTTTTGTGTTTTTGCTCTTTGAAAAGGTGGGTGAGTGGCTGTGGACAAGAAGACAATAGAGGAGGCGATAGGGCAGGAAATACCAGAGGAACTTTACGAGCACGCCGTGACAGAGGCAAGAAAAAAGCTCCAATCAATAATTCAGCGTTTTGGCGATTGCGACGGCGTTAGACGGACACCGGGCTATCTGACTGAATTAGTGATTGAAGCCGTTAAGTCAGAACTTTTAACAGAATACACTCTGACTTTGGCGCTTGCCAGATCGTGCGCATAACTATTAAAAGCAATTCTATTTTATCACGAGAAAGAGAGGAAATCAATATGAAAGATATCATGGCATCATTGCCGGAAGTAATAAATGAGTACAAGGGATATAACCTTCTGATCCCGACAGCAACGGACGTCCAGCTCAATCCGTTCTACAAATTCCATGTGGAAGAGGTCGCGGTAGATCTGAGCGAAACCAGCGGAGATATTTTCAAGGTCGGATCGATAGACACAGGCAGGAAGGATGACAGGGGCAATAAGATCTATGCGGATGCCTTTTCGCTGTCGAAGCCTTTGCTTAACAAGTTGGCAATGGCGGCAGGAATCCAGTTCAATCCGGAGCAGACATACGGGGAACGTATTGACCGGGTTACATACCGGGCGCATGCACAGGGAGCCATGCGAAAAGCAGACGGAACCTGCCGGACAGAAACAGATCAGAAAGAGATCTGCCTTGAAGATGAAGAGGAAAAGTACAGAATCGAATTCGCTGATAAGGCTGCCAGGGGCATTACGGACGATAAGCAGGCAAAAGCCGCTGCGGAAATTTTCAAGGGAACATGGATCAAAGCAACGAACAAATGGGGCAAGACAGTTGACGCCTATGTGATTGATGAGGCCGATCGAGAAAAGTACATTGAGCGGTCAGTCATGGTGAACATGGCACTCCTTAAAAAGACCTGGGCGGAAAAGGCGATCACAGGAGCAAAACTCAGAGTAATCAGGGCGTTGCTCGGAGTAAAAGGAACATACACGAAAGAGGAACTGAAAAAGAATTTTGCCATCCCGACTGTGGTTTTCTCTCCGGATTATTCTGACCCAACGGTGCGTCAGGCGATGCTTGCACAGGGGATCGGATCCGTGAACAATATGTTTGGCGCAGCGGCGCTCCCTGTCAGGAAGGTTGATTTTGATGACGAAGATACCTTTGATGCCGAGACATTTGCGAGCAATCCAGCATTTCAGAGCGATACTCCAGATGATGATATCCCGGACGTACCGGAAGAAGTTCCGAATGGACCGCACATGGAAGAACCGCCGACTCCGCAGGAGAGTGAAGGGTATTTCTGTGACGGATGCGGGGTTGTAATCACTGAGAAAGTATACGAATACTCGCTGAATAAATACGGGCGTCCACTGTGTGTCAAATGCCAGAGAGGAGGCGTACGGTGAGCAAACCAAATAATTTAACCGGACAGCGCTTCGGAAGACTTGTTGTCATTCGGCGTGTGCAGAACAACGAAAAAGGAAATACCGTGTGGTGTTGCCGATGTGATTGTGGGAAAGAAGTGGATATTGTTGGTTATTCGTTGAAAAGCGGAAAAAGTAAAAGCTGCGGATGTCTTCATTCAGAGGTTGTTGCAGAAACCAATAAAAGAACGAAGACTACGCATAAAGAGAAGAAAACTAGGCTTTACAGTATTTGGAAAGGAATCAAGTATAGATGCTTTAATTCCAATTCAAAAGATTTTCCACATTACGGGGGGAGAGGAATAACCATGTGCGATGAATGGCGTAATGATTTCTTGAAATTTAAGGATTGGGCTATTAATCACGGATATTCGGATGACTTGACTATAGACCGTATAGACAATGATGGCAATTATGACCCAGTAAATTGCCGATGGGCAACGGCTTCTGAACAAAATAAAAATCGAAGACATTACAGATGGAGGAAAAATCTATGAAAATTTTACAAACTGCAGATTGGCACATTGGAAAGTTTAAGGGGCCTACTGAGGATGGGATTAATTTAAGATCTTTGGACACAATTAACTGCTTAAAATACATGGTATCTATAGCAAAAGATGAGCGTCCAGACCTCGTTTGCATCAGTGGGGACATATTCCATCAGGAACAAGTTGGACCGGAAAGATATTCAGATGAAATGCTTGCGGCAGTTGATATTATCGAAGGACTTTCAGAATGTAGTAAATTCGTAGTTGTTATGAGAGGAACTCCTAATCACGATGGGAAAAATCAGTTCCGGGTGCTGACGAAGATGCTTGAAAAGAACAAGAAAGTTGCAGTGATTACC